GAAGGTCTGATTCTGTGGCGCGATACGACGCAAGCCGTATTCGCGGGCCAGAACAGACTTACTCTCGTTCAACGTGCAGCAAGTAAACAAGCCAGGAGCAATAAAGTCTCTTGGAAGCTCGAGTGTCCCGTCCTCGAGCAGACAGCAGCGTACGGACCTTACTCCGTGGCATATACCAACTTGGTCAATCTCGAAGTTGTGATGCATGACCGTAGCTCCCAACAGGAGCGAAAGGACATTTTGTCACAAATGCGTGATCTGATCGACGAGGCAATTGTCACGTCGCAAGTGCACGACCTCGAATTCATTTACTAAACCGGAAACGGTTTGGTTGTGAATTCGCCCTAAATACGATAACGTAAGAAAGGTGCTCATGCACAAGCAGGAGTTAATGCGGAGGCTAAGCCCCGCGTCTCGTACTACATCTGAAAAGATGTTGTTGTCTGTATCCTCGAAAATCTTTGAAGCTGTTGATACCCCACGGTCGCTAGCTGCGCACTTGCTGTTGCAAAACGGCGAGTATGCTCAGTTAGTGAACCTGGAAATCGACCCTGATAATTACAGTAACGCGCAAGCGTTTGCTGATGATTATCTCGTCACCAAGATCTTGTCAAAGTATCCCGATTTCGTTCATCGAGATTTGGATCCCAAAGCGAGAGCCTTGGAATCGTTCTTCAAGTTCGAGGACGCTTGTAAACTTACAAATCAGAAATTTCGAGCTCTGGAGCTGGACCCATCTTTATGGGACCCGTCTATGCTGGCCATTTTCAGGCTTGCGCGACGAAAAATAAGCTCCGTTCTTCGGGTTCCTGACTTGGAAGCGATTTCAAGCGGATTTGGATGGGGCCCTGGCGCCACTACGGCGGCGTCAGGAAGTCGTACCGCAGCTTATATCAAGTTTCAATCGAGACTTGATGTTACGAGTAATACTCTCATCATGGGGCAGTGCTGTGTGAATAGCACCCCCGCCTGGGTGAACTGTCAGTTGCAAACTGATGAGTTCCCTAGCATTAGGGTGTCCCTTACCAGGGATGCCTTCAATGTCGTCAGAGGCAATGAGATCGTGTTCGTGCCTAAGAATGCGAAGACAGACCGGATCATCGCAAAGGAGCCCCATGTAAATTCTTATTTACAGAAAGGCTTCGGACGCGAGATACGAAAACTACT